CTATTTCATTACCATTACCAAAACCAAAAGCTGGTATTCTTTTTAATACTTCAGAAGGTTTAACTTTACTCCAATCTGCTGAATAAAAGTATGCTTCTATTTGTCCTTTATCATTACATTTTTCTGCCCGTAATGTATGTATTGGAAAATGTTCAACTTTAACTATTCTATTCTTTTGCTTTACTATTTGCATAGAAGCCATACCCATTAGTTTACGTTCTAAACATACTTTACGCAACATTTCTGGCTTAAATAAAGTTTTCATTTGTGCATATTCATTTGGCTTTATTGACGCATCTAAAGCATCTAAACCTTTACCATATATCATATTTGATATACCTGTAATAATAGCACCATTTGTTGTTGAATATAAGAACCTATCAATTAAAAACTGAAAGTAATTATTATCATCACCATATTCTATATAACCTTGCTTTTTATTTTCTTGTATTTTAGGTGATGTATAAGCACTTAAATTTACAATAGAAATATTTGAATTACTCATAAACTATATAATCATTAGTTGTTTGATTTGCTACATATTGACCATCGTTAATTGAAAAATTAGCAATAACTTGATTTGTGCAAAATATTTTGTCTTTATAAACTACATCAGTATCATTCAAAATAGATAAAGTATAAAAATTACCTTCTATTAAATCAAATGTAGCTGTTGTGTATAGATAATAACCATCTATATAAAAATCAGATGATATAGTAGTACTTTCATTTGTCATTTCATTTACCAAAACTATTGATGTTGCTTTATATTGTCTTGGAATGAATTTCAAAGATTGTTCTTCTACTTGTTCTTTTAAAATTATCATTATCTTTTTATTTAAAAATAAAAGTAAGTTAAAATTGTTTTAAAATAAAAAAGGGACACATAAGCATCCCTTAATTAAAAAACAAAAAAACAATTATTATTAAAACTTAATTTATAACTGTAAAATTACTTTCAGCTAAAGTATTTAAAAAGAAATTTGCTGGAACTGGTTCCATTCCTGTAAGTGTTAAAGTATATCCACTTAAATCTCCCATAGCTGCTCCAGTCACAATAGTCCCACCTGTTACATCCATTCCGTGTTCTGTACCACATAAAAATAAACTACCATTGTTATCTTCAACAATTACTAATGGTCTACCATAAGCCAAAAGTTTAATTTGTTTATTGTCTGTTATTGATAATTTTTTTAAAGTCAATGCTAATTCTTGTTGAAAAAATGTAGTACCATTTTCTCTTGATGATGTAATTGTTTGTGTAAAAGATGAATTACCTTTTAACTCATATTTGTAAGCAGTTACTGGATTTCCATCATAATCACCAACTTCCTCAATCGCATCTGTATCAGCACCAGTACCATAAGTAATAGGTGTTTTTTCATCCCAATTAACGAAATAAACTGCTTTTAATCCACCAGTGCTATCTTTGCACGGTTCTACTCTTCCTAAACTAATATCACAAGCCATATTTATATATTTTTAAAGTTAAAAAAAAGGTGGTGTTTTTGCACCACCCTTATTTTGATTAATAATTAATTATTAGTTAGCAGCGTTAGTAATACCATAAGTAGTAATATCTTCTACTATTCCGTATTGAACACCAGCTGTAAATCTCATTACAACTCTAACGTTTTGTGAACCATCAATATCAGCCATATCAATCAACTTCACTTCTTGGTTATCTGACAAAAGACCAGTTCCAAAGTAAAGGTTAGATTTTTGAGCAGCAATAGCAACTGTTGGTGCTAATCCATTTGCAACAAAGATTTTAATTCCATCAAAAGAAAGTGAACCATTATTCCACCATTGCGTTCCCATTGCGTTAGTACCATTAGCACCTAAACCTGATGCACCAAAACCACCTAAAGCTCTTACATAAGCTCTTGCTGTTGCTTGAGAAACGTATAAGTATAAATCTTCTTTTCCGTATAATGTAGCTGGAATAGCATCAACTAATTTTCCTAATTCAGCAATAACAGTTCCAGCAGCAGTAATGTTTGTTGAAGTAGCTGCAACTTCTTGAGCAGGTGGTAAACCAGCATCTAAAGTAAGCAATCTTGTAAATCCGTTAAATTCACCAGCGTTAGCAGTAACACCAGCCCAAATGTTTCTTTCTGTTTTGTCTGCAACTTTAGCAGCTACGTGTGCTAATAAGAAATCAGCAAATGAAGGTGGCAAATTGTCAAATGCAGAATATCCCATTTGTACGGCTTCCCAATCACTACGGAAATCTTTTTTACAAAGTTGTAGGTTAACCTGAAATTCTTCTGGTTGTAAAATTCTTTCAGTTAATGTTAAAGTAGAAGTTGCATCGAAATCACAAGTTGCATCTTTTACGATTGCATCAGTAGCAATTTTCTTAATTACTTCTTTGTATTTAACATTTGGTTTTACTTCAATACCACCATTTTCGATAGTTGAAGCACTTAATAATGCAGCTGATATGTATTTACCTGCAAACTCACCAGCATAGGTTGTTGTAATACTTGTTGTTGTAGCCATTTTTTATTTAATTTTTATTTTTATTATTTGTTTAATTTACTCAATACTACATCAAATGTTGTAGCTTGTCTTTTTTTAGAATATAAATTCATTTTAACTTCATTAGTAGCTTCTGGATTGTGTGATAAAACTTCAATGTTATCATTTGATAATTCTACTGTTTCTGTTTTAACACTTTTCAATTCAGCAATTTCAGCTCTTAATTTTTCAATTTCAGAAAAGAACATTTCTTTAGTTACACTTTCAACTACTCTTTTTGGTGCAGCTACTTCAGCTTTCATTTCTTCTTCTTTTTTAGTAGTTTCTACTTCTACTTCAACTTCAGGTGCTTCTTCTACTGGCATTTCAATAGATGCAATAACACCTTCTACTTCTACTTTTAATACGTTACCATCTTCTAACATATACTCACCAACTGGCATTGGTACTCTTTCATCTTCATTAACAATAAAGACTGCCATTTCTGGTTCAAATGTTTCTGCTTCAATAACAGTAACACCATCTTGTAATTTCATTTGAGCAAGTTTTACATCCATACCCAAAAGCTCTTTAATTTGATTTACTACGTTCATATTTATTTAGTTATTTATTTAATCCACATTTTAATTTGTGAAACTTCTTGTTCAACATCTTTAAATGCTTGTGCCCAATCACCTAAATTAGGAACTACAACATCTAATTCTTCACTCATTTTATCTATTTTATCATAAATAGGCAAACCTTTATTATATAAAGAAACTAAATTCTTCATACTTTCTTCTGCTTTTACTTTTTGTTCGTCAGTTTGTTTTTTTAATGAACTTAAATTATTTATTGTTTTTTCTGCATTAATCATTTCAGATGATATTTGCTTTAAAACTGCAACAATATCTTGTGTTAAACCTAATTCTACTTTTTGACTTTCTAATTCTACTTTGTCAAATAACTTGTTACCAATCTTTGTTACTTCTGGTGTCATCTATTTTTTATTTAAAAATTAATACTATTTATATTTGTTATAAATTGGTTAACCATTTGTTCTAACTATTGTTCTTACTCCATCTACAACTGTTACTGTTGAAGTGCCTTGTTCAACTGTTGAACCAATACCTTGATTGATTAATTCACCTTTGCAACATTCTGCTGAATATGTGCTATCATCACATAAACAAGCTTGTTTTGACCCTTTTGGACTTGTGTATTTATTTTTTCCCATTTTAAATATGTTAAACATTAATTATTATTTATCTTTTCTTATTTGTTTTAATTTTCTTTGTGCCCATTCAATACCAGCATCACCACCCCAAGCTAACCACATCAATCTACCACAACCATCACCTAATTCTTTATCACTATTTTGTCTTTGTCTTTCAAAACTTGCCATTCTTGCAATAGTTTCTTCACTTATGTTTTCACCATTTGCTAATTGATTTGCTCTTGCTTTTCCTACTGGTGTACCACAACTTCCCCATCCATTTTCTTCAGCATATCTTAAAGCTATTTTTGCGTTTTCTATTGCTTGTTGTGGATAATCATTATAGGTTTCTAATGAAGTTTTTTTTTCATTGGTAAGAATGATTTGTTTTATCTTATCAATCAATTCTTGTTCTGCATCTTGTTGTAGATTTAATTCTGCTTTTTCGCTGAAATATCCTTCAATAGAATAACCTTGATATTTACCTTCTTTAACATCATTCCAAACTTCTTCATTGTCTATTCTTTGAACTACAACCCAAGCACCTTCAACTGCATTTAAATTGTAAATAGCTGATTTATCTTTTTTAACATCTTCAACTATCCAACTTTCTATTGTATAAACACCTTCAGTTTTTTTGTCGTGTTCTAATGTTGAATTATGAATTTTAAGTTTCTTTAAATATAATTCTGATGCTTTTCTAACTGTATCTTTTGAGAAACGAATGTTATATTCATAATCACCATTTCTTCTGTAAATATCCTTTTCAGGTATTAAAGCTAAACCAATAACTATTCTTTTATCTTCATCAATAGTTTTAAGTTCAACTTTGTGTTCATTTAGTGCAACCCACGTTTCTTCTATGGCTGGAAATTTCACTAAACTAATTGCGTCTATTCCATCTTGAATATTTTCTTCATCTATATCTAAATAAATAGTTTCTAATTTCTTCATTATACTTTTTTTTAAAAATTAAATTATTTATGTTTTGTTTTAAATAAGTATCATTAGCTATGTTTTTAATACTTAATGTTGGTTTTAACTATCCTAAACTTGCATTGGTTACTATGTTTCTATTTAAACCTTGTGCTGTTGTTACGTCATTTGCTACAACATATGCTTGTATTGGTGCCTGTGCTGACCTTCCTTGCATTGTTTCTGCTAATTGATTTACACCACTATTTCCTACTACATTAAATTGTGGTGCAGCACCACCACCACCACCAGCACCACCACCCATAGCTGGTTTACTTGCAGCACCACCACCACCTAATGCACTTAATGCTTTTGCAGTAGCTGCTATATTTGCAGCAGCACCTATTGCTGCACTTGCATAATTTAAAGGTATTTTTGTAGCTAAATATCCTACCCCCGCTGGACCCATTAATGCAGCAGCAGCAGTATCAGCTGCGTTTGCTGCTTGTGTTGAAACTACAATTTTAGCTAAACCAACTGCACTTTCTGCTAATAATAATCCTTTTTGAATAGTTTTATTTTTTTCAAATAAACCTTTTAATAAACTAATACCACCTTCAGCAACTTGAAATGAACTTTCTTGTATTGCTTTCTTACCTTCAGCAACTGCTTTTTCTTGTTCAAGAATTACTTTGTCAGTTTCTGCTTTATTAGTTATTATTGCATTGTTTATTTCTTGTGATTTTGTTTTGTATTCATTTTCTGCATCTACTCTTGCTTGTGTTCCTTTTACAGCACCATCTATTTTAGATTGTAATCTTTCAAGTTCAATAGCTTTTTCTTCTTCTAATACTGCCCTTAATTTTTCTAATCTTAATAAATCATCTTTTTCTAATTCAGCATTAAATTTCTTTTGCTCAATAGATAAGTTAGTTAAATTTTCAAGTTCTGATTGTTGTAATGCAGTTTTTTCTTTTGTTAATGCTATGTTATTTGCTATTTGTTCACTTCGTAATCCTTCAACCTGTGCAAGTACACCTTCTTTATTTGCTAAAGCATTTGTTAAAGCTACTTGGTTTTCAATACTTTTATTCATTTCATAAGTATTTCTTGCAGCAGCAATTTGCATATCTGCTTGACCAATCATAGCTTTTTGTTGTTTATCTAAAACATCTTTTAATTTATCATTTGCTTTTATTCTTTCATCAATAGAAATTAAATCATTATCCCTAATCTGTCTTAATTTTTCTGCTTGTCTGTCATATTGTTCTACTAACCTTGCTTGATTTGCTTCTGCTAACTTTGCCGTATTTTGTAATTGAACATTTGCCTTTGCTTGTTCATAAGCAGCTTTAACAGATATTTTACTAACACCATCAATAGTTCCTTCAACTACTGCACCTACTTCAGTAACTGCTGCACCTATATTATTTACAACTTTCTTACCAGCATCTAATGCATTTTTTCCAACTTCAACAATATTATCTTTTGTAGTTGAAATTCTTTTATTTAATTTATCTATTGTTTTAGGGTCACCATCACCAAAGAAACTTTCTTCCCAAGCAAGTTTAGCTTCATCAATAGCTAAAGATATTGCATAGAAACTTAATTTTAATGGTGTTAATGCTATTGTAATTAAACCAGAAACAACTGCTGTTAATCCTTTAAATCCATTGCTTGATTGATTTACTTTTTCAACTACTGAAACAACAACATCAACAACTTTAGTAAATACATTTACAACAGTCCCCATAGCAGTAGCAACTGTATCAGCAACCTTTTGATTACTCATAAATACTTCTTTTAAAGTACCCATAGCACTAATCACAAGACCAATACCCATAGCTTTAATAGCTAATCCTACACCTTTAAAACCATCAGCTAAAGTCTTTGTGTTTTTCTCAACTTCTTTAGTGCTTTTACCAACATCTTGTACAACATCAGTTGTTTTATCTAAATTTTTATTTAAAGATTTTACTTCTTTAGTTACATCTTCAATGTTACTATTTATCTTTAAATTTATTTCTTTGTTTTCCATTCTCTTTTTATTTGTTTAAATGTTCTTGACCAAGTTAATGGTAATTCATATTTGCCTTTTGCAATTTCTATTGTTTCTGATTGTCCGTAATGTTCATCTAATTGAAGCATTTCAAGTATTAACTTTATCATAAATCTTGTGTTATTGGAATTTCTATTGTTAAATCATTATTGTCAAAATCTGTAAACGTTATACTTACATTTTCAGTTCTTTCAGCAGCAGTTCCATTTGCAGCTATTGTAACAATCATACTTTCATCATTATAATATGTTCCAGTTTTTATTGTTGATATAAAACCTGACAAAGAATTTATAGTAAACTCTTTAAACATTCCTAAATAAATATCTATTTGAACTTCTTGTGCTTCTTTATCTACGTTTAATAATTCTATGTTTGCAAATCTATACCCTACACTATTAAAACCTAAATTTCTATAATCATTTATTAATTCAAAGTTTGCTTCACCAGTTGTTAAATCAGTAGTAAAAGAATTTATAATATATCTGTTATCCCTTATTATAATCCTATCATTTAACTTTAGGTTAGTTAAGTTTTGTGGTTCTAATTTTGCTTTTGCTTTTAAAACTCTTGTCTTTTGATTATAAAGATTTGCAATATATTGTTCATAGTGTCTTTTATATAAACCTTGTGGTGAATTTACTAAATACCAAGATGATATTTCATTTCCAAAATTTAAAGAATACAAATAACTTAAATCAGTTGCACCTGTATTTATTTCATTATTAAATCTAACATATGAATTTACGTTTGTGTAACCAGTTCCATTAAATATTTTAATAGGAAAAGCAGATACAAGTGTTAAAGCATTATTGTACATTAATATTGGTTTAGGTGTATAAGTTTGTAAATCTTTATTTAATAATGTAGCAGTTTGAAAATCATATTCTATTGCTCTTTCCCACATTACATTTTCAAATGGTAATTTAATTTCATACTTACTACTTTCAGAAATTGAAGCACTATCAAAAGTTAAATCACCATATTGTCTATTGAATAAACCATTAAATGCATTGTTTAAAATGTTTTCTGATTGTTCATATTTAAATTCTATTGACTTAAATAGTTTTGGCTTTTCAATATCTAATTCTTCAGCATAAATAAATGGTGTTAAATCTTTTATTTGACCAGCTTGATAATACAATTCTAAAGGTTCTAATAAAAATGTAGTTACATTAATTGGTGTAATAATTAAATTAAACATTTTAACTAAACCCATAAAGAAATCTGCTACTTTAATATCTGGTACATAATTAACAACATTTTGTATTGCTGAAAATGATTGACCAGTAGCGCCACCTGAAGTATAATTAAAAGCATCTGTTGTGTAATCACCACCACCTCTACGTACATAAGCAATTTGACCTTTAAAATTAAAAGCACCTAATGCTGAAACTTTTACATAATAAGTATGTGTTGCTGGGTCTTCACTTTGTGTTTGACTATATAATGTAACATCAGTTGACCCTACTAAATTGTCAAATGTTTTATAAAGTACTCCATCTTGATATAAATCTACTCTATAATTAGTTGCAGTAAATCCAGTATTTGGTGTTGTTTTAAATTTTATAACTATTCTTCTTGGAGCAGTTGGTGTTAAATGATTAGGAAATAAATTACTTGACCAATTTGATGTTATTAAATTAGTTGTTGAATTATATTCTGGAAATGTTGTTGGCGTTCCACTTTGAAAATGAACAAATCTATTAGGTACAAAATTAATTCCAGCATTGTATGCTCTTGGCAATTCACTATTTTTCATCAACATATACAATTTAGCAAATTGATTGTATCCTAAAAAATTACCTGTAAATGTTAAACCATATTTTGTTTCTATGAAATCTAATATTGATGTTATAGGTACTGCTGGAAATAAATCATCCCAATTAATAGCGCCTGTGTTTGTAGTTACATCAAAAGAAGATGCAGTTTTATATTCAAACTTTCTTGTATTACCAATTAATGGATATGTTAAACCACCAAGATTTGTATTTATATAACCAATAACACTTGCAGCATTATAAATATGATTTAAAGAACTAAAATCTAAACTATTTAATTTATCTTCACCAAACTTATCTTTTAATTGTGTTAAGTTTCCATAGAATGTAAGTGTATAACTTTCAATGTAACCATTTTTTTTATTTGCTTTTTCTAATTGTACATTACCTTCTTTAAATGGTATTGTTTCTATTTCAATAAAAGCACTATATCTTATTCTTGCATCATATCCATCATCTACTGCATTATCATACCAATGTGAAAAGATAGCATTATTTGTTGGTGATGCTGGTATTGTAAATGATTGTGAATAGTCTGTAAATAGTTTTCCAATATCTTGATAATTTTGTATAGTAGAAGTTACTGAAACTTTTTCATCTTGAAACATTTCAACTCTATGTGCAACATCATCAACGTAAATATATAATTCCATTATATTACATTATTAATTTGATTGTAATTGTACTCAAAATCTATTTGGTAATTAATCATCTTGTCTTGCAAAGAAGTTTTTAAATCAGTTGTCATTGTTTTTAATTTAACTGAATTTTGTGTTTCTTCTTCATAGTCATATAATAATATAGTTTCTGAAACTATTAAATCTTTTATTAATTCATTATAGTATTCTTCAACCCAACCTGTATTTAATTTTATAGATTTTTTAGCTTCATAATTAAATGCCTTGCTTTCACCTCTTAATGTATTATAGTTTACATCATCTGGCAATAATTGATATTCTTTATTTTTAACTTCCCAATTTTCAGTTCTTGCTTTAAAGAATGTAATAAAATCCCAAGCACCTAATCTGTTTATGTAATCTACTCTTATAGGTTTATATTTTGTTTCACATTCTGTTTTAAAAATATAAGTTGCAATAACTACATCATTTTTTAATATTTGTATTTTATTACCTTCAGTATAATTTATACCACCTAAACTAATAGGAATTGAAAATAAATATTCTTCTTCAGGTTCACCACTTAAAATTAATTCATCAGATACAGTTGGTGATGCATCAAAATTAGTGTACCTTACTATATATTCATCAGCGTCATTTGTGTAATCAATAAAGAAAGTTAAATATTGATAAACACCAATATTACTATCATAATATTTATATACTTTATTCTGTTGAAATAAATTCATTGGAATAAATGTAAAATTTAAAGAATAATTATATCCATTCATAAAATTTGTGTAACCATTTGAAGCAACAAATGTAGTAGTGTCTAATAAAGTTGGTGAAGGATTATTAGCAGTAGTTGAATAATATCTTTTAACTTTAACATAGCACCAATTATTACTTTCTTCTTGTGCTGGTATATTTACAAATACTGGATTAATTATATCAATAAACTCTTTAACATAATTTGATATATTGTAAATGTTTTTAGTTTGTGTAGCTGATGCTGCTTTTTTGCTTAAAGTATAAGTAGCTGTTGCTGGTTCAGTTTCACCTTTATGCCATATAAATAATTCAACTTTACTTTCAAGTTGACTTGCTTCATCTACCTGTATAAAATATGGGCTTCTTACAAATATTACTTCCATTTTATTTATTTGTTATTGTGTAATCTATTAATGTTTCTATATCGTCTCCAAACGCTTTTATTAAATCTGTATCTATGTATTTCTTATATCCTGCTTCAAATGGTTTAGTAAAAAATAAAGAAGGTTTAATTCCCCTTGCCCATACATTTTTAGCTATAATATATCCTATTGATTTATAATTGCCTTTTGCAAATTTACCTTTTGCATCACGTAATCTTATGTTTCTAAACTTTGCCCATTGTTCAAATGGTGCTGATGGTATTCTTCTTTTAAATTTAAATCTACTATTAGGTGCTTGTTGCCCTTTTATCTTTGCGTTCTTTGATACTTGACTTGGGTCTGCACCTTTAACACCTTCATCTTGATAAAAGCCATAATCAGGCATACTAAACCCTAATAAGAAATAATTATTCTCATATAGTATTTCACCTTTGATTTGATTATAAAGTTGTTTAGAAACGTTCTTATTGCCTTTAGTTAAATTACTTCTGGCTTGTTGAATAACATATTTCTTATACCTTTCTAAAACTTCTTTAGTAGATGTTAAATTATTAACATTCATTTTCGCAACTTGTCATTTCATTAGCAACTATAACATCAAACGTAACAGTCCATCCAGCTATCTTGTTTTCAAACCTATCTACAAATGGTTCACAATTTGGCGTTCCTTGTAACTGATATAAATCATCAAATAAACTTCCCCTTCTTAATACTTCTAATAATCTATTAATAACCATTAATTGAGTATGCAAAACATCTTGTTCATTATCATTTGTTAAAAATTGGTCTGTTTGTTCAGTCTTACTAAAGTCTACAACATCCATACATAGAACTGATATATTAAACAACCAAGTGTTGCCATTGTATGTTGCATTGTTTACTATTATATGAGACAAAGGGAATATAGTTTGCTTGTTTAAATCAATTTCAAATATATCACCTGAAGAAACTGTATTAACAAATATATCTTTATATAGTTGGTCTTTTATTGCTGTTGTTATTTGGTAAAATCCTTTCATTGTTTTCTTATTAATTCTGTTTCTATTTGGTTCTTTTCTTTTTCAAATGTTAAAAATGTTAATGCAACTGATAATCGAAGTCTGGAAACATCTTCAAATCTTCTAACATCTCCTTGAGACAAAGCATAGAATGATGAATACCAACCCCATTTACTTCCAAATTGTGATTGTTTACTATATTCTGAAACTCCTTGTTGTTCTCCAAATAATGTATCGTAGACTTCAACAATTCGTTGCCTAAATTGTAAAAAAAAACCACTGCACCTAATGCTACATCAACTGGCATATATTTCATAGCATCACAATAAGTATAGCTTCCGTTGTATTCTTCTATTTGATATTTATCTTTTAACTTCTTTGTTATTGGTCTGTATAATACTGCCATTGCATTGTGCATCATATCCCAATTACTTATGTACTTATCCAAATCAGTATATTCACCTAATGTTATTTCATCAAGGTTAGTTATAAAACCAAATTCAGTATCACCTAATTTAAATGTTCTTTTCAAATCATATTTTTGATTGAATAAATTTGATAAATTAGTTGTTATTTCATTAACATCTTTAAAACTTATTTTAGCAGTATCTTTTAAATCTATACCACAAAATATTTCTACCATCTTATGCTGAAGAAATTCACCATCAGGATTATCTTTAGCTATTGATAAAAACTTTTGATACTGTTCTAATGTTATTTCATCTAAACTTGTTGGTATTGTAATCTGTAACTTCATTGTTTTTTATTTAAAAATAAAATAAAGTTGATATTGTATTAAACAAAAAAAAAGACAACCATTTCTGATTGCCTTTCTTCCCCCTAATTATAAAACTAACCTAAACTAATTCTTGTATGCTTTCTATTTTCTTATATGATAATCTTTTATCTAAAAATTGTTTCATAGCATCTACTTCATCAAATGCTTCTATAATAATTTCTACATCTGTACTTTCATCATTTCTTTCAGTCCAGTAAGTTATGCAATACTTTGTCATATATGTTTTCATTTGTTTATTATTTGATACAAATATAATTCTTTTGTTTTAAATAAAATACATTTTAACTTTTATTTAACATAGTAACTTATAAGTTACGTTTCAAAGTTTTCATCATACATCATTCCAATATGCAAATCAATTAATGCTAAAGACTTTCTTTTTATTTCTTTAATCTTAAATGCATCTTCTTTACTTATCATTCCTGTATCAAAACCTTCAACTGAACTTAATGCTTGATTGCACATAGATATTATTTCATATCTTGTATCACATTGTTCAAACTCCATATGTTCAAATATATCTTCTTCTTCTTTCATTATTCTAAATATTGTGCTGCTACACTATACATTTGTTTCATCTTTTTTATTTCACCTACATTTCTTGGTAAGTTAATCTGAACTTCTATTCCTTTAACGTGATGAATGTAACATTGTATTGCTGCTATTATTTGTCCGTAAGTCATTAGTATATAAAATAGTTTCCTTTATGTGGATTTTCTAATTGACTTGTCATTGCATATCGCATAGCATCTATTGCGTGATTATAAGCATCTATTGGTCTATTCATTTTTACACCTGTTTTATCTGTTTGCCAAATGTAGTTTCTTAATTCATTTATTAAGTTCTTGCTTCTTGATGTTACATAGACTTTATTTTGATTAATTAAATTAAGACCAAATAAGATACTATCTTTTCCTTTTGTAACTGGTAACACATTGTGACCATAACTATTCAATTCAGCTATTGATTTTGGTTCAGCACTATCAGCGTAAACAATTTCGTTTACATTATTTGCTTTTAATAGATTTGATATTTCACTATTCAATAATCCTTTCTTGTAAATAACTTCATCAAATATATAAGCATCATTATATTTGTACATTGTAACTAATGATGTTGGGTCATTACTATAACCAAAATCCATTCCGTAACATAATATTCTTGCGTCAGTTGGTAAATCTATTTCTTGCCAATCTGGAATGCATACACCTTCTAAAGAACCTGTTTGACCTAATCCGTAAACTTGCCACCAGTTTGACCAATATGTAGATGTTAATGCTTTTACTTTTGCTGCTTCTATTTCTTGAACTATTGTTTCACTTAATGCTTCATTGTCTAAATAAGTCAATGTAATAAAATCAACATCTGATTGTGTTAATATTTCTTTATCAACCCAAAATGCTGAAGTAGGATTATAATCTAACCATATATCACCACTTGTTCTAATTGCTAACTGATAGTAACTTTCAAAATCTATATTATTGCACTCATTAACATATAAGATTGTTCTTCTTGCACCTCTTAATTTATCTGGTTGGTCAACACTAAAAAATTCAATATAACTACCATTTGCAAATGTGTATTTTAAAGTAGACTTATTAAACTGACTATCATTATACCTACCTAATGCCATTATAATCTTTAAGAAGTCTTTTAATGCACCTCTACGCAAATGTGGTATGCTTTCAGATACTACACTAATTTCTAAATTAGGTTCTTTAATTGCTTTATCAATTAGCAAAGGTAGAATACCAAATGTTTTACCAGCTGATGTTCCACCTCTAATAACTTT